CATAAACGGAAACTTATCTAGTAATTTTGTTATTAATTCTTCCATCTATGGCATAAATACTCTATATAATGTGGATTCATAAAAACAATGCAAAAACTAAATGGCTATATAGAAACACAGTATCTGAGCGTACTTTACTCTCCAGATACATCAACTGTAAACAGGAGTAGAACAGTGTATGCTCGACCTATAAAACTTTACCGTGGTATTGATAACACCTTGCAATTACGATTGTTAAATAACGATCAAAAAAGCGTAGATGTAAGCACCAAAACATTTGTTCTTAACATTGTCGATCCGACTACACACTTAGTTATCAAAAGTAAAACCACCACCCTAGGAAATACGACTCAAAGTCAAGCAGGTAAAGTGGATTTTGAACTAACTAGCACTGATATGTCCTCGACTAACGCAGGACGTTTTATTTATAGCATCTATGAACTGAACGGCGATTCATCAAAAACTATAATTTATAGTGATGATGATTATGATGCTGACGGGCAATTACAAATATTTGACTCTCCATATGTTGGATTTACTGCAAGTACAGAAGTAACATTTAGTACAATGACTAGTTCTACAACAGACGATAACAGTTCATACGCATTATCACACGCACACTTAGACACAGACTCATTACATACTGCACAGTACTACTTAGATGCTTATACAGGCACCATTACAGTACAAATTACAGTAGATGCAGATCCAAGTTCACTACTTGATAGTGATTGGGTTGATTTATCCAGCACTACATATACTGCACAATCAGGTAGTGTTTCAGTTAACTTTACAGGCAATTACACAGCAGTTAGATTTAAAAGTTCAAAAACTGCAGGAACTATAGAAAAAGTCTTGTATCGCCCGTAACTCTGTGTTATAATGAATTATTATGCAAAACAATATACAAGATGTATTGGTAGCACATCTACCTGCTGACAAGAGAAGTAGTCCAAGTGAATGGACTAGTTTCAGCGGGCCATGTTGTGTACACAATGGTGAAAGAAGAGCGGACACTAAAGGACGTGCAGGTACCATTATGAATGGTGATGGTAGTGCAAGTTATCATTGCTTTAATTGTGGTTTTAAAACTGGTTGGGCTCCTGGATTACCAGTAGGATTTAAGTTTCGTCAACTGTTAGAATGGTTAGGTGCCGAAGAAGCAGAAATACGTGGACTTGTTATAGAAGCACTTCGTATAAAGCAAGATTATGAAATACTTAATCCAGTTAAAGAAGTTAAAGAAGAAGTAGTTTTTAAAACTAGGCAATTGCCACAAGATAGTAAAAGTATAATGGATTGGTTACATGATGGTACACAAGATTTTGCAAATAGAACTGCCGAGTATGCACTAAGCAGAGGATTGGAAGATAACTTAGATAAACTTATGTGGAGTCCTAGTCGAGCGGCAAATATGAATCGTAGACTTATTATTCCGTTTAATTGGAAAGGGCAAACAATAGGATTTTGTGGTCGTGCTATAGATCAAGATGTTAGTCCAAAATATTTTAATGCTATGGAACCTGGATATGTGTATAACACAGAAGCACAAGACAAAGAAAATAAGTTTGTCATTGTAGTTGAAGGTCCATTTGATGCACTAAAAATTGGTGGTGTTGCAGTATTGAGTAACACTATTAGTGAAACACAAGCAGACATTATTGATAACTTAGCAAAGGAAGTTATAGTTGTACCTGACAAAGATGAAGCAGGAAAAAAGTTAGTAGATGCTGCACTACAATATAGATGGAATGTAGCATATCCAGACTGGGACGATGATGTAAAAGATGTTAGTGATGCAATAGACAAGTATGGAAAGTTATATACTTTATGGAGTATTGTAAACACTAAACAAAGTAGTAGAATAAAGATAGAATTGATGAGGAAGAAACTTGGCAACTAATTACACAACAGACTTACAAAGATTATTTTTAGAAATGATGTTAAATGATGCACAAACATTTGTTAGAGTGCAAAACATTTTTAATGCAGAAAACTTTGATAGGAGTCTAAGAGAAGCGGCAAAGTTTATAGAAAAACACACAACAGATCATGCAACTATGCCTGCGTATGAACAAGTAAATGCGGCATGTAATATGCAACTGAAGCCAGTTGAAAACTTAAATGATGGACACTATGAATGGTTCATGACAGAGTTTGAGCAGTTTACTAAAAAGCAAGAACTAGAACGTGCTATTTTAAAAAGTGCAGATATGATTGAAAAAGGTGAGTATGAGCCAGTTGAGAAACTTATTAAAGATGCAGTACAAATTAGTTTAACAAATGACTTGGGTATTGAGTATTGGGAGAATCCACGTGATCGACTAATGAGCTTAAAAGATGGTAATGGACAAATTAGCACAGGCTGGCCTGCACTAGATAGGAAATTGTTTGGTGGATTTAACAAAGGTGAACTTAATATATTTGCAGGTGGTAGTGGTAGTGGTAAGAGTTTGTTTATGCAAAACTTATCTATTAATTGGGCACTAGCAGGACTTACAGGAGTGTATGTAACACTTGAACTTAGTGAAGGCTTATGTGCTATGAGACTAGATAGCATGGTTACAGATATTCCAAGTAAAGACATTTTTAAAGATATTGATACACTTGAAATGAAACTAGGAATGACTAGTAAAAAAGCAGGTAGTTTAAGAATAAAATATATGCCAGCACAAAGTAACATTAATGATATGCGAGCATACTTAAAAGAGTTACAAATACAAACAGGAAAGCAAATTGATTTTATATGTGTTGACTACTTGGATTTATTGATGCCAGTTAGTGCTAAAGTATCGCCAAACGATCAGTTTATTAAAGACAAGTATGTTAGTGAAGAATTGCGTAACTTAGCAAGAGAGTTTAATATTATTATGGTAACTGCTTCGCAGTTAAACAGAGCGGCAGTTGAAGAAATAGAGTTTGATCATTCGCATATTGCTGGTGGTATTAGTAAGATTAATACTGCTGATAATGTTATTGGTATTTTTACAAGTAGAGCAATGCGTGAACGTGGAAGATATCAAATACAGTTTATGAAAACTAGAAGTAGTAGCGGTGTCGGACAAAAAGTTGATTTAGAATTTGATATTAACAGTTTAAGAATTAGAGACTTAGCAGAAGATGATGGAGGACAACAACCAGTTGCAACTTCTATGATGAACAAGATTAAGTCAGGAGCAGATAATACACAGGATTATCAACCTGAAGCAAAAGTTACTGCAAGTGTACAAAGTAGTAAGTTAAAAGATATGTTAGCAGGTATAAAGTCTAGTTAGTGCAACTACTTTTTAGTTCAATATCATTTTCTGGCTTGCCGATATTATCAACGTATTTGCCAATAGAATGATCTCTTGCACCATCAAAAGGTTCACATTTTTTCCAAGCAGCCAGTCTACCTCTCCAGCCGTCTTTAAATCTTTGCCATGGATTAAGTCCATTACGAACAAGTCCATAGTGATTTAAATAATGTAGTTTTCCATGATGTTTAAAAAACATTATTGCCATAGGCACTTTGGTAACTGCATCATTATTGTTTACCCATCTATGGTGACAACATGTGATACTTTTAACAAAAGTCCTATTACCTACTCTTGGAGAACCATATGTATATAGTACTAATTTATAATCTAAAGCACACAAACGAGCCGCACATATAGTTGCCATTGCAGCACCTAAACTATGTCCACAAATAGATAGAGACTTTCCTACACCTAAAGTTGTCAATTCAAATATTAATGATTTCCAAACTTTTTCAACTTCATCATAAAATCCGTCATGTACTTTACCTGCTACTTTACTTCTTTTCTTCCAGGCTTTTAAGTCTGCAACAACATCACTCATTTGAGTAACTTCTGTTCCTCTAAATGCTATTGCAACATGGTTTTTATTGCTAACTAAGTATACTTGAGCACCGTCGATATTAATAAATCTAATATCCTCATAGCCAAGTTCTTTAAATTGTGCATCTATTTCAGGACTTTGGTCTTGATATGCCAAAGATGCTAGTGTGGAATGGTGGAAATCTGCTTTCATATCGTAATTACCTCTAGTTTGTGCTAGTTGTATTTAACAAAAATTTACATAAATAACATATAACGAACGGAGATTATTAAAAGTGCAACGTAAAACACGCAAACTATTAGAAGAATTAGATAGCATTGCAATACCAAGAGACCGTGTACATTTAATCGAATCACGTGCAGAGCATTTAATTGCCAGTGCGAAGAATTTGATAGAATTAATTCGTAATAGTTACGATAATCAAATAGCCGAAGACATGGAACGCAAGTTATTGTTGGCAATTAAAAGACAAGACAGCAAAAAATTTACAAACGGGTTGAAAAAATTAAAATGAATTTAAATGAACTATTTGGATTATTTTCAAGTGATGACGAAAAAGAAGTAAAAGCTCTTGCTCAGAAAACAAAACTTTTTTATGCGAAAGCAATGGAAAACCTTGAAAATGTTATTGCTCAAAACGGAGATGCTTTTAGTAAGCAACCAAAAGTAGCCTTTGAACAATGGTATGAGCATTACTTTGATAGACCTTTATCAAGAGTAATAGACGCCCCTGCAATTTATAGTAAAGTTACTAACAACACAATGGATAAACTTATTAAAATTTTTGTTTTACTTGGTTGTCAAAACACTTACTTAAAGCCTAAAACAGGTTTTGCTGGAGGAAAGTCATTATTACAAATAGCACCATTAATTTTTAAGAAAGACCCAAAATCAGTAGCAATGATTGAAAAATTATATGGTAAATTTGTTGACGATAAAGAACCAGATTTTGATCCAAAAGACTTTTCTAGTACAGTTAAAATAGGTGCTGAAATGGAATGGCCAGGTAAAGGCAAAATTACTTGGAAAGGTGCTATGTGGGTTGATGCAAGGCAACAACCACTACCTAAAGCAGAGCAAGGTCCAGCAACACAAAAAGCGATAGATGACGGATTAGTTGAATGAAAAGACTAAGTGAAGGAGGTGCAATGCCCGGTGTAGGTGCAATTCATATAGATGAAATTGAACCAACATTAAAGTTACTACAAAGTAAACTTGGTATTGACCTAGAAAATAATGTACTTGGCAGTGTAGGTAAAAGACAATTCAGTGGCGACATTGATGTTGCACTAAACATACCTGCTGACGACATTCCTGCATTTGTAGAAAAATTAAAAGCAATGCCAGAAGTATTAGACTTAGCAAAGTCTAGTGTTATAATGACAAAGATAAAAATAGAAGATTTTGACAAATCTAAGTCAGATGGAAGACCACGTACAGGTTATGTACAAGTAGATTTTATGCCTGGAGATCCAGGTTGGTTAAAGACTTATTACCACTCACCTAGTGAGACAGAGTCCAAATACAAAGGTGTTTATCGTAATATTATGATAGCATCAATTGCCGCAGTATATCAACGTAAGGATAGTGACGAAAAAATTGATGACGGGCGTTCGGTTACAAGTGAACGTTGGATGTGGTCACCTACAGATGGCTTAATCCGTATCAGAAGAACACCGGTTCCAAAGAAAAGCGGAGATGGATATACTAAGAAAAACAGTAACGAAAAAATTATAGATCCTATTAAAGATCCTAAAGGTATTGCTAAAGCATTAGGATTAGATGGACCAAAAGATTTAAATAGTTTTGAAACATTATGGAATGCAGTTAAAAAGAACTATCCAGCAGATGTAGTAGAAAAAATTAGAAAAGGTTTTGAAGAAAACGGTGTTATTAAAGATGCTGGAATACCTCCAGAACTTAACGAAGAGTTCAATAGAACATTAGAATTGGCAGGCGTATGAAAGCACTTGAATTTATAATTGAAGCAGTTGAGGCCCGTATACAACATGCAGAAGATATTATCTTTTGGGAAGGTAGTAAGGGTGCTAAACGTACTTTAGAGTCATTAAAAAGACTCGAACAAGGAGGGCATAGTGATGTCACAATTAAATGGGATGGAAGCCCTGCTATTATATTCGGTCGTGATGAGTCTGGTGATTTTATCCTAACAGACAAAGGCGGATTTGTAGCAAAAGGTTATGATGGCAAAGCAAAAAGTGGTGATGCAGTAGCACAAATGATACTAAACAGACCTGGTGCAAAAATTCCTGAAAAAGCAGACGGCTTTAAACAATTAGCAGGTGCAATGAAAAATGCTTTTATGGCTTTTGAAAAAGCAATGCCTGAAGACTTTCGTGGGTACTACAAAGGTGATTTATTATATTTTACAATGCCTCCTAAAAAACAAGACTCGTTTGTGTTTACTCCAAATATTGTAACATATACAGTTAAAGCAGACAGTGATATTGGTAAAAGAATAGCACAAAGTACATACGGTATTGTTATACACTTACACATGGATGAAAACGGTATTGATCGTAAACTAACACAAGCAGATATGAACACTATGCAAGGTAACGAAGTATTAGTAATACCACCGGTAACAGTACAAAAAGCACCAAGTATCGATGATTCAAAAATTAAACAACTCGAATCAGTAGTAAATAGTAGTGCAACTGAAATTGACAAGTTATTAGACAAGGCAGTACTAGAACAACTTAAGATGAAAGATTTAAGCAAAATATTCTATGCTTACATAAACAGTAAAGTTGATACAACTATGGACGGCTTAGGTGATGATTTTGAAAAGTGGATGTCAACAAGTAAAGTTAGTGGTGTTAAACAAGCTCGTATAATGCAACATATTAATGAAAATATTAACGGTTTTAAAAGTATGTGGCGTATTGTACGAGGTATACAAATTGTTAAAGATGATATTATTGACCAGTTTGAAAAACAAGATGCAGATGTTAAAGCAACTATTGGTAGTGGAGAAGGCGGCGAAGGTTACGTTCTTTCAGATCCAAAAGGTGACGTAAAACTAGTTGGTAGAGAATACTTTACAAAAGCAAACAGAGCGGTACAGAGATAATGAATTTTATAAAAGATGAATTAGTCGAAGCAAAATTATTTAGAAGTCCTGCGTCTTTTAAAACTAAGAGTGCTGAAGATGTAGCACATAATATTTACGCACACATCCTTTCTTTACAGGCTATGCGTTACACTGATCCAGGCATAGCAGGAAAGTATGCAAAAAATACAATGCGTTTTGGTGGATTTGATGGTGTTAGAGCTGGTGCTAGTGATTTACATAACTTAATGGCACACCTTGATACTATTGAAGACAAAGGAATTCTTAGTGTACCTAATGCACAAGTTAAACGTATGCTTAGAGATATACAAAATGGTATAAAAGTTACTGACAGAGATAGACGTACTATAATGCAACTTGAAAAGTCTTTACGAATTAAAGATCCTAATCTTAAAGCAATGCGTAGAATTATTGCAGATTGGCCACGTGCTTTACCAAGTGAACAAAAAGCAGGAGCAACACGATTAGGATTTATGATGAATCATTATGCAAGAGGCAGTGATTTACATACTCCTTATATAAAAAGTATTAATGGTATTGCTAACCCAAATGCAAAGAGTCCGTACAACAGTAAGTTAGGATGGGCGGCAGTAGGTGCAGTTGCTGGTGCAGTTGCAGGATACAAAGCAATACGAAAAAAAGATGCTATAGCAAAGGCAAGTAACGTAGCAGTAAGAAAGTTTCAAAGATAAACATTCACATATTCTTTTAACTTTGGTTCATAAATATAACTGAAGCGTAAAAGCGATAGGCATAACACAGGCAACAAAACACAGGCACAAGTCTATAAGGCTCCAATATTATCAATCGGTTAAAGCAACCCTGAGGAAGCAATGAGTTTAAGTCGAGACATTGAAAAAACAAGCCTAGAAGCACACGTGGAATTATGTGCAGCGAGGTACTCACGTTTGGAAGAAAAATTAGACAACCTGGAAGGGCGTGTCATAGGTATTGAATCTGTTCTCGGAGAAATCAGAGACAGTGTAGTGCGTGACCGTGACGTTCGTAACAGACAAATGATTAACTGGGGTGTAGGTATTATTACAACTTTATGTACAACCTGCGGCTTTTTAGCATACCAACTATTTCTTAAATAAGATCCAATAGGACTAAATACTAATATGCTTATATTAGAACTATTCAGTGACGAAAAAACAGATATAAATGAAACCAAAATGGCTTGGGGCCGTCGTGGTAACCAAGTAGTACGGAAGTATAGATGTACTATTGGACGTTTAAAGGGAAAAACAGTTAGTACTCCTGGAGCATGTTTTGCCGCACCTGATATCAAAAAACGTATGAAGTTGAAGATGACTAAAGCAAGACTTGGTACTAAAATGGCTCGTAAGTCAAAAAGAACAAAACGAGTAAATCCAGTAAGCAAAAGAATACAGGCACTGAACAAGGCAAGCAGATAAATGCGTTTAAATGATCTATTTGAATTTGGTGGAGAACCGCAAAAAGTAAGCAAGGTTGCAGGTAATAAGGTTACACTTACAGACCCAAAGAAACCTGGTATTGAGACAACTATCGATACAGATCAAGTAGATATTGATAATAAAGATCCAAATAATCCAGTTATAAAAGCCAAAAAGCCAGGTCAGAAAAAGATAGCAGGTGGACTTCGTCCGGGACAAACTGTTAGTTTTGGAGAAGGCACTATTGAAGAAGGTGTTAACGACCCGCATATATTTAAAGCACTTTTTATGGCAGGTGGACCGGGTAGTGGTAAAAGTTTTGTTGCTAAGAACATTCTTGGTGGCACAGGATTACGTCCACTAAACAGTGACGAAGTATATGAATTGCTAATGAAAAAGCAAGATCTTGATTTAGATCCAGACTCTATTGCATCTCCACAAGGACAAGAAATCCGTGGTCAAGCAAAGAACTTAACAAAGAAACGCAGTATACAGTACATATCAGGTAGACTTGGTTTACTTGTAGATGGTACTGGTAAAGAAGTAGACGTATATAAAAATCAAGTAAAATTTTTTAAGCAACTAGGCTATGATTGTGCAATGATATTTGTCAACACTAGTCTTGATGTTGCACAACAAAGAAACAAAGAACGT